GATGCATTGCGTCTGTATAAAGAGCGTTGGGCAGGTGGTCATCCATCTGAACAAGAAGCGATAGCATATCTTGAATATGAATTCAATAAGTTGGTACTTGAGTCTACATTAGACGCATAATCACCATGCATGGAACGGGGCATGGATTACTAGGTACTAACAATGTCTATGAATCTCATTCGTTTTCTCGCTAACCAAAAGAAAAAAGCTGATCGTTATTACGTTGATGCTTTGCGTTATCGAGGTGTGGTTTACAAAGAAATTGGCTGAGTAAAGCTCACAGGGAGGTGCAAGTCCTCCCGTCAATCTTTGGCTTTAGATCCCTTCCGAGGATACGTCTATTGCCGAACCGGTTCGGTGGGTGATAACCGAAAACAATATTACAACTGAATAACTTCTATCGCGATAGAGGATCTTTGCAAATTATACCTCTTTAAAAAAATGACTGCTACTGCTGGTACTCCTCCAAATAGTACTTCAACTCCGCTGGGTTCGATTAACTCTAGCCCACAACTTGCACTTTCCACAGCTACAAACGCAACGACTCCTGGTTATCAGCCGGGTGTAGATACTGGAAAGTATGCCTTATATCTCAAACTCTTCAGTGGTGAGATGTTCAAGGCTTATGAATCTGCATGTATCGCTAAGGGCACGGTCCAGAACCGTCAGCTCCGTAACGGTAAGTCTATGCAGTTCATCTTCACTGGTCGCATGCAGGCGGAATATCACACACCTGGAACTCCAATCCTAGGTAGTGGTGATCCTCCGGTAGCCGAGAAAACGATTGTCATGGATGACCTGCTGATTTCCTCAGCTTTCGTTTATGACTTGGATGAAACTCTTGCTCATTATTCCCTTCGTTCTGAGATCTCCAAGAAGATTGGATATGCTCTGGCTGAAGCTTATGACAAGAAGATCTTCCGTACTGTCGCTCTGGCAGCACGCGAAGCTCATCCTGTAACTGCTGCACCTGGTCCTGAGCCTGGTGGTTCTACTATCGCTCTTGGTGCTAACAAAGAGTTCAATGCTCAAGCACTGGTTGACGGCTTCTATGAAGCTGCTTCAATTCTCGATGAAAAGAATGTACCCCGTGAAGGTCGTTTCGCTGTACTGTCACCACGTCAGTACTATGCACTCGTATCTCAGGTTGATACCAATATCTTGAATCGTGACTATGGCAACACTCAGGGCAACCTGAACAGTGGTGAAGGTCTGTATGAAATCGCTGGTATCTCTATCAAGCGTTCTAACAACCTGCCCTTCATGCTGAGTGGTGGCAACGTTTCTGCTGTTGCTGGTGAGAACAACTTCTATGGTGGTGACTTCAGTAAGCACGCTGGTCTGATTTATCAGAAGGATGCTGCTGCTGTTGTGGAAGCCATCGGACCTCAAGTCCAGACCACTGGATCTGATGTTCGCACCATGTATCAAGGTGACATCGTTGTTGGTCGTCTTGCCATGGGTGCTGGAACCCTGAACCCCGCCGCTGCTATCGAGCTGTGGGCTGCTGATTCTGTTTCCTATAGCTGAGGTATAACATGCCTGCTACACCTGGAACATCAGCACGTAAGGTTATTGATCCTTCTGTTGCTTGCCAAGATAAGGACCGAAATGTAAAACCTTCAAATCCAATTGCTTCATCTACTCAAGATCCTTTCTTTGGTATTGAAGCAGGACGTTCTGCTTAATTAGAAATTTATTATGGCAAACCCTGTATCTGCTGCTGGCGACAATGGAGTCGCTGGCGATAACTATGCCGTGAGTGGTGGCGATGCTGCTATTCGGGCTTCTGTAGCACGCTCACAGCGTGGCTATGGATCTGCTGTAGCTGCTTCTTCTGTATCCAGCTACACAAAGAGTCTCCGCTTTGCTTATGGCAATGGTCAAGAGGCTGACGCTCCCGCTGTGGATCGTTCCTGATAATAATAACGGGCTCCTTCGGGAGCCTTTTTTTTTATTCCTTATTGAGAACTAATCTCATATGACTCTATCTAAATCTAAAAGTGAGCTTAATGCTGTCAACCAGATGCTTCAAAGCATTGGTCAAGCTCCCGTCACAACCCTTGAACAATCCAACCCGGACGTTGCAATTGCTTATGACACCCTTATGCAGGTGTCTAGGGATGTGCAGGCTGAAGGATGGACTTTCAATAAAGAATATCATTACTCCATGGCATTGAATACTGACGGTACTGTTGATGTACCTGACAGTATGCTGCAATGTATGCTTTCTCCTGATAAAGCAGAGAACGCTAATAAGAGAGCAGTCCTTCGATCCAGAGATTCAGTTTCACCAACAGGTTCAGTTGTTAGAAAATTGTATGACATTATTAGTCATACATTTGTTTGGACTTCTAGACCATGCTGTGACATCGTTTGGTTCCATGATTATGTAACTATTCCTGTCACTGTTCAAGCATATATTATTGCTAGAGCGTCAACTATGTTTGCTCAGCGTACTACTGGTGATCAAGTACAAGTTACTATGTTGCAACAACAAGAAGCACAGGTTAAAGCCTATGCTCTTGAATATGAAACACAACAAATTCGTCGTTATTATCATGGCTATAACGATGAAGGTAACTGGTATCAAAGCTATGAACCGTACCAAGCACTTGCAAGATAATGGCAGCAGTAACACAAACTATTCCATCATTTATCCAAGGTGTCTCACAACAATCTGAAGTCGAAATGGCTCCAGGTTTCATGAATGAGATACAAAATGGTGTACCAGATGTAACTTTCGGTCTACAGAAACGAGTTGGAACTAAATATCTATTCAGCCTTCCTGGCATTACAACCTCTGAAGGTGCGAGTGGATTTTGGTTTTCAATTATTAGACAAGAAGATGAGCCATATTTTGGTGTAATTATACCTGCTACTGTAGATGGAAGTGGTACTATTACTTCCTATGGTAATATAAAAATATGGAACTTTAGTGGAACTGCATGTACAGTTAATTTCCCTGCTCATAGTGATGGATCTGCTGGTAATACATATTTAAGCGGTTCTAGTAGGGATGATTATAAAGTACTGAGCATTGAGAAATCTAATATTATCCTCAATAGATCTAAAGTAGTAACTGAAAGTTCAACAACTATTCCTGCTGCAACTGTAGAACGGGTGTCTACTTATGCAGACCTTCCAACTACAGGTATTTCTACAACAACTGTTTATCAGATTATTAACTCTAAAGATACTGATAAAGATGATTACTATGTTCAATATATTAATGATGCTTGGACTGAAGTAGCCAAGCCTGGTATCACAGATGGGTTTAATAACTGGACAGCTCCTCATGTACTACGTAAGATTTCAGCTACTGAATTTACCTTTGAAGAAGCTAACTATGTAGATAGAGCTGTAGGAGATAACGTAACTAATCCGCATCCTAGCTTTGTTAACCAAACCATTGAGGATTGTTTTTCGTACTTTAATAGGATTGGATTCCTATCTAATGCTAATGTAATCCTTTCAGCATCACTTAGACCTGATTATATTAATGCAGGAAATCAACCTGTTAATTTCTACGGTAAGTCTGCACAGGTTCTAGTCGCTTCTGACCCTGTTGATTTGAACGCTGTAAGTGTTAGGTCCATCCTGCTTACAAGCGTCCTTCCAGCTCCTCAGGGGTTAGTTCTGTTCAGTAATAATGAGCAGTTCATACTCTTTGCAGATCAAGGTGTAGTAACACCACAGACTGCGATTATCAAATCAATTGGTAACTACGAATTAGATCCTATAGTTCCACCAGTTGAACTAGGCGATGAATTTTACTACATAAATAAATCAGCTAACTTTACTCGTACCTTGATGATGATCACTAGAGGTATGGAGAATGACCCTATGGTCACTGAAGCTAGTAGGTTAGCTCCTGAATATGTACCATCTACCGTTAATAATTTATATGCTAATCCACAAAACAGCTTTATAGTTCTTACTGATAGTAATCAAGAATACATGTGGTTCTTTAAAACCCATGTTGAAGGTCAGCAAAGGATGATGAATGCATGGTTTAAATGGAAGCTTCCAGGTAATGTGCTTAGTTGTGTATTTAATGCTGATAATATTTTCACTATTATCTCAACAGACAATAAACTTGTAGTAACGAGTGCTCCTTTGAATGAGTCAGCTGACGCTGAAATTCTTCTAAATAAAGATACAACTAATGCTACGTTTACTGGTATTGGTCCTCATCTCGATATGTGGACTAAAGATTTAACATCAGTCAGTTATAACGCAACAACTGATATAACTACTATTACACCTACTTCTAACTATCCCATTATAGATAGTACTGAATATGAACCTATTGTAGTAGTAAGTGCAGTTACTGGTACTTCTACTTCAGCTAGTAGAGGTATGATGTTCCCCCTTACCGTTCAATCTAACGGAACATTCACTACACCTGGTGATCGTACAGGTGATCAAGCTAATTTTATTTTAGGTTATAGATATGAAATGATCTATGATCTACCTACTACTTATATGAGAGCTTCAGCTGGATCTGATTACACAGCATCTTTAATTGTATCGAGGTATAAATTCTCTTTTCAGGATTCGGGATCAGTTGATTTTCAAATAACTGATATTGACAATACATTTGACTATACGGATATTAGTTCTGTTACTTATTCAGAGTCCTATCTTACTGACGACTTACCTATTTTTCAAAAAGTGTTATTTACAGTACCCATTTACAGAAGAAATGAATTCTTCAGATTTAGAGTTTTTAGTAACTCACCTTTCCCTGCAACACTAAATAAAATGTCATGGGAAGGACAATATGCACCTAGATTCTATCAAAGAGGTTAATCATGCCAGATCCCGTAAGTATAGGGTTAATGGCTGCTGGTCTTGGTTTAAATTTATTTGGAATGGCACAGCAAGATGCGAATGCCGATGAAATAATAAAATTCCAATATAACCAAGCAGTTGAAAATACTAACTTTCAGAATGCTGAAAGAACAACCCAATACAATCAGCAGGTAGACGCTCAAAGAGTTGCTCAACAAAATAATGAAAACGAATTAGCATTTAGAGAGAGCAGGGAGCTTAATGCTTATGAATTCCAGATGGCTCAGCGATCTGCTGATTATAATGCACAATATGCAGCTTATTTAGCTTCAGGTGAAGATTATGAGACTCAGCTAGATATTAATCAACGAGCTGAACGTTTAGCTTTAGCTCAAACTCAGCAAAAATTTAATGACCAACAAACATCTCTAGGGTTTCAAAGACAAGAAGAATTGATCAATCAACTTGGTCAATACAATGCAATGGTCACTAGGCTTGATCAAGGTCAATCTGCTGTTGATGATGCATTGATGGAAGAGACCCTTCTGGAGACAGCAGCTCTTCGAGATAGAGATCAAGAATATGATAGGGTTAACTATGCCTTAGATAAGATCAGGGAGCA